TCCTCTTGGTCTAATCTGCCGTTATAATAATCAATCTTTATTTTCCGCAAACGCAAGTAATCAAAGTGTGCCTTTTTGGCTGCAATTTTGTGTTTGGTAAGGATGGAGAGGTACTTGTTGTGTAGAATAGGAATACGAAGCAGTTCTTTACCAGGTTCTGTCTGGTCCATTTCTGCATCTTTTTCCCAATACTTTAATACTTGTTCTAAATTTTCCATAATATTTTCAATAGTTTAACACCAATTTTCTATATTAACACACTTGATGTTAAATGGCAAGACTTTGTATTACTTAAACTGGTATAAATTTAAACTGGTCATAAACAAAAGTTGCATCAGCTGTAATAATATCATCAGCTGATTGTTTTGTATCAAAGAAGATATCCGATAGAGATACCGGAAACATATTGATAAACTCTACACGGAGAATTGGATTGTTTAAAGCACTCAATACTGTTAACGTGGCATCAGAATATTGTTGTTTGTCATTTGCCATATTGTTATATTGATTTTGTAAAGCGGTCTTTAGATTTCGTTCTTCAGTACCGTCTGGTGATGCAAAGGAACGAAACCAATCGTGTAGTTGAATCCATGATGTAGCATTCTCATTCACCAAAAAATTCATACTGAAATTGTTGTATAATATCTGGTTACCAGGCGAGTATACAGTCACACTTGGAAAGTTGATTGGGGCCTGTCCTACGCTGACTCCGGGTATGTTTACAGACTGGCAGAACCATGTTGTGTCAGGTATCCTACCGAAAGTCATTAGAAACTTTGTAGGTTGTAGATAGTTTGTGTTTTCGGGGGTTCTAGTTAATACATTCATACAAGTATTTAGGTCGAAAAAAAAGAGACCACCGAAGTGGTCTCTCTAAATGTCCTTCTTAACGAGGACTTTTTGATTACATCAAGTTCTTGACACCAAAAATACGATAGTACTTGTTTGTACGAGCATTCAAACCACCCGAACCAGCGCCTAGACCTTCTGCGAATGGGTTTGATACCATTCCGTAACGGGTCTTGAAGCCAATCTTTGGTTGGAATGTATACTGGTCTACAGCACGAACCATCTGGAGTGGAACGTATGGGCAATAGAACAAACCAGCATCGTATGGGCTAGAACCCTTATAACCGATGGTGACGAGTTCTTGGTTGCTTGTAAATCCACCAAAATATGGGTCAATGTAAACCTTGATACGACCGTGTAACAAACCAGCAAATGTGTTGCCTGTGTCATCTACTTGCAGATCAGCTTGGAGAGCAGGTGTATAAGATAATACACCAGCCATTGCCATAGCAGAAGCAACGTCAGACGATACGATTAACACATTACCTTTTCCTCTACGAGTTTGCTTAGCAATTACGTTAGCATCACGCTCGATTTGGAAAATTAGACCTTTGAAACGCTCAACTGACCAACGGCCGTTAGAGTCTGTATCTAAGTCAAAGAAACCTGCTGTAGTTGTACCAAACTGAGCACCTGGAACGGCAACAGTATAGATGGTACGAATAACTTCACGGTTGATTTCAGCGAGAACTTCTGTAGACAGAATGTTAGACAATTCTGTTTCAGCATCAAGACCATGAATTGCTTTCAAGTCTTGTGCGAGTTCTAGTGAATACTCAGCTTTCAATGCACGGCTTTGAGCAGTTACAGTAACTTTCTCAATAGAGAAAGCCATCTGACCAAATGCTGTGTTGCCGTCAGAACCAAGGTATTCAGCAGTAGCTGTTGGTAGGCCAATACCAGTTGTGTAGGTGTTAGCAGCCAAAGTTGCGGAAACAACAGGGTTTGTACCTTGGTCAGTAGAAGTTGTACCGGCGAAACCATATGGGTTACCAGCAGAACCTTTACCGGAGAACATTGTGTTCGCCTCGTTGTAGAATGCCTCGTCACCAGCTTGATTGATATACTTAGCACGCATTGCAAAAATCAAACCAGTAGGACCAGTCATTGGCTGAACGCCAGCAACGTCATAAGCGATAAGATTTGGGAGAGCACGGCGAACCAAAGAAATCAAGATTGGGTCAAAGTTTTGAACACCACCAGTTACGTTTGTAGGACCTGGATCAGCTTCGTTCAAAGCAATACGGTCTTGACGCATAGCTTGTTGTTGGTTTTCCAAAACAAGTGCTGTAACAGCTTTCTTGTATGGGTCTTTGATGGCTTCTAATTCTGGATGTTCCAGAACAGGTTGCCATTTCTTTTGTAGTTCTTCTGTCAAATACATTTTTTATTCCTTTTTGTTGTATTTTACTTCATAGTTTGTGAAATGGTTTTTGCATAGATATTAATAGAAGGATCATCAGAGATTACTTTCTCTTTCTTTTCTTCTTCAACCAATACCTCATCTAAAGCAGATGAATCAGCAACCTTAACATCAGACTTGAAATATGATTCTTTCAATGTTGATAGTTTGGTAGCAAATTCTTCATCAGTATTAAACTCCACACCTTCTGCAAGTGATTTCAGTTTTTCTACTTGAGTCTGCGTAAGGCCTTCACAAGCTGCGTAAATAGCCTCAAACTTTTTGTGCTCATTGAGTTCTTTTTTCATCTCAATAGCAGATTTGATTTGTTCGTTGTAAGCTTCTTCAAGTTCTTCAACTTTAGAAGTAAGTTCTTCAACAACATCTACCTTGTCGGCAGGAATGTCAATGTAATGTTCTTCAAACAAACCTTTTAATCCTGTAATGAAATCTTCAACGATTTCGGCACGGAGACCTTTTTCGATTGCGATTTCGTTGTCTTTGACCCATTCTTCAACCATGTAGTTGAGGTAGTCATCAACCTTAGCAGCCAAATCTTCTTTAACTTCTTCAATGGCGGCTTCAAACTGATCCATCAATTCAGCTTCGGCTTCAGCAATAACTTCTTCAGCACGAGCAATAACGGCGGCTTCAAAAATGGTAGTTGCTTTAGAAACAAATTCTTCGGAGAGATTTTCGCCTGTGAACAGAGCGTCCATATCTTCTTTCATTTTTTCTTTCATCTTCATTTTTTTCATCATTGCCTTATCTTCTTTTTCATCATCGTGCATTTTTTCAGCAATGACTTCTTCTTCGTCATCTTCGGTTTCTTCATATTGTTGAACACCCACAGAACCTTTGTTTAAAGGCATTTGGTTTTTACCAGTTTTACCTTCAGGTTGTTCAATTGCAACACCGTCAGATTCTTGTGGTTGACCTTTGAGTTTCTTCATTGGCTCAGAACCAACAGGAGGTTTTGCACCTGGAGGAGTTGCTGTTGGTGTGCCTTTTGTGTAGTCGGGATTAGCATCGGTTGTTTTGAGTGGCGTGTGACCAACATCTTCTTCACCGGTGCCATACGCTACATCACCGTGTAGTCTGGCTGGTTTATCTTGGCCACTTTGTTTACCAGAAACATTACCCGAAAGAATGTCTTTAGCGGCTTCGGACAGATTAAATTTTCCCATTTTAAAAATCTCCTTGATTTATATTGGATATTTATATTTAAAGTTTTTTGACGAGTGATTCCCAAATGCGTAGGCTTACTTTCTCTATATCCGCCTTAGAAGCTTCTTGAATCACCTTCTTTGCTTGAGTATATTGTTGTTCAGTCCATACACCATTTATCATCACCCATTCTTTGCCTTCCATGATACCTTGAACGAAAGCATTTGGAGCAGAAGGATCTGCTACAATATCCGCCGCTGTGGCTAGATGAAAATCATCTTGAACTACGTTAACACCATTAACAGATTTAAGAGAACCCATACCACGAGAGGACACACCAATTTGTGCACCACCTTCGATAAGACTCTTAACTATGTTACCCATAGGTGTGTCAAGAATTTTTGCTTTGCCTATCCAATCGTTACCTTCTTGACGGAGACCCACAACCATGTGTGAAACTCTGTCGAGATTGATAGATGGAGTGTCTGGATGACCCAGCTCACCAAAGGCACGGTTTTTATTAATATATTGTTCTGTGTATCTTTGCACTTCTTTGGCCATGGTCTCTTTGAGATATTTACGGCCATTGCGGTTAACCACTTCTGCTTGAAGAAATGGACCTTCGATGAACAAAGTTTTCTTGCCGTCTTTTTCTTCAGCAAGATATTGTAATGATTCGGTGACTTCTGTTATTAACTTCATTGTAGCCCCATTGCTTTTCGTTTTCTTAATGTCATCGTTCTTTTTCGTAATGCTTGTCTTAATTTAGAACGCCTTTTAAACTTAGAACGCCGTGCCGCCATTTTACGGCGTCTACGCTCTTGTGGTAACATTCTTACGAGCTTGCCACCACGAATTGTGAAACCTGGTACGGCCGACTTCTTAACTCTCCGTTGAACTTTTCCTGCACGAAACCTTACACGAATAAGTTTAGTTCTTCCCATCTTTTGCACATTGGCTTCAGATAGTTCTTCTTCTTCAACTTCAAAATCATCATACATTTCAGCTGCCAAACGCAATTTGACTTGGTTAACTTTCTCATTAACCAAATCTTGTATGCGTTGATTCAAAACTTCTTTTGCTTCAACTATTTTATCCTGTAATAGTTTAGAAACAAAATCTTTCATTACGGTGTTATACCATAAGGAGGATAGTTAAATGCAGCAGGATCAGTAAACTGGCCAGAACTATAGAATTGATTGTTTTTATGTAACTCAATAATTAATGTGTAAGCAGCATTAGCGGTTGTACCAACAGTAACAATAGAAACATTACCTGTAGGACCAACAGCATTGTTTGTTATTGCAGGCAATTGATATTGTGGATTTGTATCACCAGCACCAACACCTAATGCATAAATTGTGGCATCACTAGTTGTGCCTTGCCATTTTAATTGTAGGTGACCAACTTCTGCATCAACATTATAAATTACACGAGAAATTGTAAATGCAGAGTTAGCAAAACCAGTAGCCGTTGTATTGCCTGTTTGATATAAAGCTCCGTTAGCATTCAAAGCACCAGATAAAGACCGTGGGTCAATAATAACTGTTAAGTTTTCATTACCGCCAGCGGCATCAAAAATACCAACCCGTTTAATTACGGTGCGTTTTGTTGTATCGACTAAAATTTGTGTGCTATTTGATGTTGCCATTTTTTATTCCTGTTTGGTTATTCTTCTGTTTCTTCGTCCATGCTGCCCGTTGAGGACCATTGCATGCCGGTATATGGAACGGTTACATATTTATTAATCTTATCCACATAGTAAAGAGCCACTCTCTGATTACCAGGAAACTGGCGAATTGATTTGCGTTTCATAATCAAAACAGCAGGAGGATCCATAGGCATACCATGGTCTTCTTTTTCATTCAAAGAGCGTAGTTCTTTAAGTGTTTTCACCCGAATTATCCTCTGGTTGTGTTTCTTCTTCTTCTTGAGCAAACATATTCTGTGCTACTGCTTGTTTAGCTGCACCTAAATGGTTCATTACACGGTCATGAATATCAGCGTATAATGCATCACGCATTTCTTTAGCATTATCTTGTGCTGCGTAGTCTATAATTTGTCTTGTATCTGCCATTTTATCTCCAATTTAAATATTTATAATATCTGTTTCAATTTAACAAATGTACCAGGTGACTTTTCTTCTTGTGTCTGATTCTGTTGTGCTTCTCTTTTTTGCAATTCCATTTGGTGCTCTGCATCAATTGGATTCATTGGTTGATTTGGTACTTGTGCCATCATTTGTTGTTGTGCCACATCATTCATAACACCAACTGGTAAACCCATACCAATTTCTTTTTCTTCATCAATCTCACCTTGCATTTCTTTAATTTGGTCATCTGTCAATCGTAATACATTGCGTTGAATCCATGCTTGTGAGAAATAACGACCTGTGTATGGATCTACAGCTGATAAGAGAGATAATCTTTCTCTTATCAATTCAGCATCTTTGAGTTCACTAAAGTTATTGTCTTTAATAAAATCATAATAAATATGTTCTTTAAACTGATCCCATTCGTCAGCGGTACAGATACCTTTTAATACACATTGCACACGGAGTGCCTGATTAAAGATATCAGAAAACTTGTTACGCAATCGGTCAACAAACTTTGCAAACTTTAATTCGTCACGAGTCACTTCTGCAACACGACCAATAGAGAAACCTTGATTTGGTTCTAATCGTGAAATAGGTACACTTAATGAATTATATAATTTCTTTTGAAAGTATTTGACATCTTCCAATTCACCTAAGTTTTGACCACCAGGTAATGTAGTAATCTCTGTGCCTTTACCGCCTTCACGGCGAGGCAACCAAAAATCTTCCATCATAGATAAGAATTTACGGTCATCACGGACTTCACCAGTCTGTGCATCATAGACCAACTTGTTTTTATACTTGACCATAATATCACGCAGATATTGTTCGGCCTTTAATTTAGGTAAATTACCTACGTCAATATAAAATATGCGGCGCTCAGGTGCTCGTGAGATACGATAGATAACTGTAGCATCTTCAATCATTCTTAATTGATTAAGTGGTTTGATTGCCTTGTGTAGGTAAGATAACACCACAGCACGGCGAGAATCCATCAAGCCAGATACAACCGAAACAATAGAATCTAGTGTAATACGAACACCAACAGGACCATAATTAGAAGAAGAACCAGATACTACTTTATCATTGTAGATATAATATTCATTATATACATCTATAATTTCTGCGCCTGTTCTTTCATCTTTTTTCTTTTTAATCTCACGCACTTTACGAAGTTTGCGTGGATCAATATATCGTAATTCTTTAATACCAGCAATTGGATTTTCTTTATCTATAAGCACATTATAATATAACCTGCCGTCAATATAATAACGGCGGAAAATATCTTGAGCCATATGCTTATAATTAAGTAAACGCAATATGGTATGAAACTCATCTTTGATTGCTTTTTTAATTTTTTCTGGTTGGTCTAAATCATCCAACACAATCTCAATAATTTTACCATCATCATCTTGCACAATGGCTTCATTCATAATATCATCAATCGCCGATTCAATCTCTGGTTGCATAGCCATCTCACGATAACGAGAT